ACGGCGCGGTAGGGCTTCCTGCTTCTTCCGAAAAAAGAACATGTCCCTCACTCCATCCAGTGCGGCTCAGACGCGTCCAACACGCGCGTCAATGCCCAGCAGTAAACGTGATCGTCCTCCGACAGCCTCTTGGTCTGACGACGAGCCTCAGGCTCGTTCTCAAACAGCCGGAAATGATCCAGCGTTCCCTTCTCTGTCCATACTACGAGATACATTCCTTGATCCTCCTTAGTTGACGGGCTTGTTGCCCACGCACAAGTTAGTGGATGCTCGGGGGTGGTGTCAAGGTCCGAGATCCGGGGGGATCGGACCTCGGACCTTGGCCCTTGTTACGATACGCGCCAGACACGCATCTTTTTGTCCCCAATCCAGCGCCAGTCAAAGAGCGCAGGGTCTTTCTCGCGGTAGTTCTTGGCCCGGTAGTTTCTATTGCGGATAACAGTTCGGAACCGCTTGAGCTCTTGTTCTGTCCCCGCAAAGATAAAACTGTCACCAACTAACATCTCGTCAAACACTGTGTAGTGGGCCTTCCAACCACCGTGGGGACCAGCCGCATCCGGAGGTAAGGGCACGTTCTTCTCGATCTGAAACATCGCGATCTCCTTACGTCGTGACACTCGAAACACTAGTGGGTAACATGTGTGCTTGTCAAGCGGGCTGTTCTAGGAGGCGGGAGATAAAAGGTTCTTGCACCTCGGACCTTGGACCTGTATAAAATCTCGGTCTAAAACATCCTCTGCCCAACTGATTCGTGACAAAGCTTCGGCTTTGCGCCAGCTCCGTGACAAGCTTTGTCACGGATTTTTTTGTTTTTTGTCAGTGTGTTAGTGGCCAAAAATGAGTTTTGCTATAGAGGTCCCGCCAGAAAAAACGAAAACTTTTGAATTGGTTTTCTCAAAATGGCGTTCCATTTGTCACGGCTGGTTTTTTGAGATTTTTATCACACAAAATCAATACGTTATGAACACCTATTCCGTGCCATGAATATGTCACGGGGGTGGTAAACACGTCACGGGTAGAACTTGCCTGATCGACGCCTCGCTGGTTTTTTTGAAACGGGAGTAGGGAAATCCTCTGGAAAAACCCCTATAGGAGAACTCAGCTTGAAAGGGCCGCGCCTCCTGTTGTAGGCTGCGAACAATAACATCTTGGAGGACAGGATGCCGAGAAAGAAACCACCTGTTGAAGAACGCCGCCCGCCGGGGCGTTACCTGCCCGGGGTGCTGACCAGTCGACAAGAGACCTTCTGTAAGCTCATGGTCGAGGGGATCTATTCCAATGCTGAGTGCGCGAGGAGGGCAGGCTTCGCGAAGGACACGGCGAACCAATACGCTGTGAAGCTTTTGGACGGTAAGAGCTACCCGCATGTGCTGGAGCGGATCCAAGAGCTGCGCGAGGAGCGAGAGCGTAGGTTCGGGGTCACCACCATCGGACAGCTTGAACGGTTTGCGAAGCTCTCTCGTGGTGCTGAGGAGGCTGGTCAATACTCTGCGGCTATCAACGCCGAGAAGATCAGGTCTGCTCTGGGTGGCCTGACCATCGACCGACGCGAGACGATCAACACTCTGGACCAGCTCTCGCGGGACGAGATCACAGCCCGCCTCGCTGCCCTGCAGCAGAAGTACCCGCACGCCTTCCAGATAGAGGCGAAGATCAAGGATATCACCCCCGATGACTCAGGGTCCGGAAGCGAACTTTTGGAGTACATTGAAAAGAAATCTCCCCAAAGGAGTTATGACGACGAGGATTGAGAACCGACACGGCGGAGGGATTCCCGACCTGCATGTGTTGTGGGACGGAATGCCATTCTGGGTTGAGTTAAAAATTTCGAAGTCTTCGCGCGTAAAACTCTCGCCGCATCAGGTCGCTTGGCATACTTCATATTCTGCGCGCGGAGGCCTCTCGTTTTTCTTGGTAAAGGCCCTCGCTTCTAGTTACATTCACCTGATCCGGGGTTCGGAGGCTGTTGATTTGGCTCACAAACCTCTGTCCGAGGTCCGAGGATCGATGTTCGAGGGCCCTGCGCCTATGCTCTGCGCCCTGCGCGCCGAGGTGTTTGATCACTATGCGGGCGTGGTTGGCCGAGGTCCGAGGTCCTAGGCCCTGCGGCTCGAGGCTCTGCGCCCTGCGTCTTGCGGGTTTTGGTCTGGGATTGCGCCAACATAGGTTGGAGAAGCGGGGGCCACGGCCCCCGGTCCTTAGCCTAGGTCCTTGTCCGCGATGTCGGTTTCGCCTCCGCAGTCGTCACAGTCTGAGTTATCGAACAGCCCTGCGAGCTCCCAGCTCTGCGTGTCGACGTTCCAGCGGGCGGTGGCATCCACGGAAACGTTCTCGCTTCCGCAGTGCCTGCAAATCTTTGTGATTCTCTGGCATCCCATGATCAGTGCTCGACGATTGCGATTGACTTAGCCGCGGTGCCGCCCTTGCAGAGCTTGCATGCGGTGCACTGGACGCGCCGCCCTGCCTCTTTGGATGCCGGGCAGAGGGCTTCGTGCGCCGTGTCCATCTGGCCAAGGTCCGCGATCACGCGGAACGTGCGCCGCCCTGCGCGCCAATGGGCCCAAGCTTGGGCGTAATTGTCTGCCGATTGCATGGCGATATCTGGACGCCAGCCGGATTGATGGCTGTAAGCGGTCCAGGTGCTGGCCTCGGAAAGCAGCTCGTCCCACACGTGCGAAGGCACCGCGCCGGGATCCCCGTAGGTGCCGACCCGGACAAAGCGGCCGCGGCCCATGGCCCGCGCATCGCCTGCCGCGTACAGCCCGCGCAAGAATGACTTGTAAACAATCAGCACGCCCTGCCCGAGATTGACATAGCAGCGGCGGCCCTGCGCCTGTTTGCGGTCCGGGTCTGCGGTTGGCGTGCCGCGCATAACGCAATCGCCACAGATGGAATAATCCTCGCCGGTCTTGCTGGCCTCTAGCGGATTGATATCTGCGCGCAGGATGTACGTCTGCACGACCCGGCCCGTCTTGCTGTTGCGGTTGGAATAGGTCGCGATGACCACGATGGGCTTTCCATCCAAGAGGCTCGGCCCGTTGTAGATGATAGCGTGCTGCATGTTTTGTCCTATGAAAAGGCGGGATTGCCTGCGGAGATTGTACGACGGGAACAAGTAAGACACAAGCGGAAAAACCCGGGATGTTTTTGGGCCTAGACCCTGCGGCCCTGCGCCTTTGCATCCCTCTATTATATCAGCGGCCCATGGGCCGCGCATAAAAAGGCCACGCCCGAAGGCGTGGCAGGTGGAGGGGATCGAGGCGAAAGATCCCCCCTGGCAATGTGATCAGGCCGGGGCGCGCGTGAATCCTAATTCGTGGAACCGCCGCCAGACTAGGCCCGCGCGGGACATGCCCGTGTAAACTCGGTTCACGCCCGCCGCCGTCGGATAGTAGCAGCTGGGCACTAGGTCCAGCTGCCAATCGGCCTTGCGGCGGTTCCAATAATACTTGGTCAGGTCATCGCGCCGGGTCGCGTAGATGTAGAACATGGGTCAATCCTTCGACGGCTGGATCACCAGCATTGTGGCATGCCGTAGCTTGCGGATCGCGCTTCTGAGGTGCGTCAGCTCGTCATTCACGTGTAGCTGCCACCTGTTTTTGCGGGCATACTCGGCGGCCTCAAAAAGAGCGTCGGCCTCTTCGGCTGTCAGTGTTTCCATGTATTCGGCCATTTGCGCGCCTTCGGCGATCTTGGTGGCGGTGTAGATGTCCATCTGTTTTCCTCCTTGTGAAGAGGACCCGGGCCGCGCAGCTCCTCACATTGCGCAGCGACCCGGGTCCGGGGTTGGTTATCCTAGGCGATCAATCGTGCCAACGATATCGGATCCTTTGCCATAGGCCTCGAGCCACTCGGGCGTCGCGGCAACGAGCCTGCCATAGCGGCGCACCTCGACCGCGTAGGTATCGCCAAGCTCAAACGAGCCAAAGGTCATGGGGCTTTTTGCTGCGACGAACCAGCGCGCGTACTGGTCCTTGGCCTCGTTGCCTGCCACCTTGTATGTCTTCAGCACATGCCAAGTCATATCGCCTGCGCGATAGATTGCGTAGGGCGCATCGGGCTTGCGTGATTTCGCGAAGGGATTCTTTGCCATTGTCTTTCTCCTTGTTAAGACGTCTTGGTGACGTGCCCCGATCATACATCACGCACAACCGGGGCACAAGTGATTTAGTCGACCCAGGTGAAGCGCTTCTTGTAATGCCCCTTCACCACATGCTCCTCGGTCCAGACTTCTTTGAGGTATGCCTTGCCGTCCTCGACCGCGATCTCGCGATACGCTTGGATGCGCGTCTCGACCGCTTTCTTCAAGCGGCCCAGCGCTTCAAGCTCAGCCTTGGCGACGTCCAAGCTTGTGCCGTTGATACGGGCATCCATCACCTCGACCGCCTCGAACGCGTTCATCAGTTGCGTCACAGTTGCCATTGTCTTTCTCCTTGTTAACAGGACCGCGACCATCGCTGCCCTATGACTGAAGTCATAGTCGATGGCCTTGTGCCTTGTCAACAAGTAAAGCACAAGCGCACGCCATCCAATCGGATGCATCTCGATATCTTTCGATACATCCGCGCGCCTCGCCGGGGTAACTGCAGCCTGCCAAGGCCATCGGCGCGCGCACCTCGCGACCCCCTTCCCCCCTTTTTCGGCCCCCCGGTCGAGCGCGCGGGGCTTTAGTTATTAGTTCGATAAAAAATTTCGGGGGTAATTTCATTGGGCTACAAGTAGACCACAAGTAAGTCGGCCCCCCGCCTTCTCCAGAAACGCCGACCTATTTTTCGGTCTCCAAATATCGCGGGGATATTTTCGTTCCAAGTTCCGTGGTACGATGTCCGAGATGTTTGTTCCGTTGATCCTCATATGCAGCGTAGAGCTGGGCTGTCAGACGATAGCAGGTCCAAGGTTCGAGGACCTAGATTCGTGCACCGTCTCCTTACGTTCTGCTGTACTGAGCCTTGAGTCTGGTTTGGGGCCTAAGGGTGTCGTTGCGGGAGCGCTTTGTTTCGAGTGGCTGATCGGAGACCCCGCATAGGTTGTTGACAACCAACAACGGTTCTCGTACCAAGGACCACGGACCTTGGCACTAGGAGGAACCATGCCACTCAAGTTCAAAGAAGACCCCGATTTCAACGCTCACAACCAGCGTTTCAATGACGTGGCTGCCCGGGAGTTGAAGGAGATGCTCGAGCAGATCGAGTCGGCTGTTGCTCAGAAGAAGGATGCGGCTCGGGACGAGAGCGACATCTACACTGTCGCAAAGAGCAAGGGCTACAACGTCAAAGCTTTGAAGCAGCTTGT